GTAGTCAGACCAGACGTAGGTGGAAACACCAGTCGTAGGCGTTGCCGAAGCGGCTACACCCTGAATGGTGGTTCCCCAAACGTTACCCTGAAAGTAGTCGTTAGCCCACTGAACCTCACGACGGAGCAGCAAACGCTGGGTCACGAACTGGGTCGCTTCCATGTCGGGGTTGAGGGGGTTGTCCGAGTTGGCACGGGTCTGGTCACCGATGTCCTTGTGGAAGGCGAAAACGTCTGCCATGTAGGTGTCGGTGGTCAAGCCGTAGCCCGAACCTGCTGAGGCAGTTCCGTCGGCACGACGCTGGGCTTCGTCACGGAACCAGTCGTCCTTCGTGTACTTGAAGTAGAGGTTCGACTTCTTGTCCACTGGGATGACAGGGAAAACCGTGTCCGCAATGAAGTTGTTGGTGTTCTGCAAATAGGCAACCGAGATGTTGGTCAAGATTGCGTCAATGTGAACCTGTGAAACTGATGGCTGTGGCATATTTCAGTAGTCCTTTCTGACTATGCGCCACGAGCAGCGTTGTGGAACGCTGCCGCTACGGTGATAAGGTCGCCAGAGACACCAGCCGTAAGGGCGGTTCCAATGACGAACTGTGCTGATACAGCGGTCGCCGCCGAAGGGGCGGTTGCTGGGAAGGTGTAGGCAGTCGCACGACCCGAAGCGTCAATGGTCAAAGGCTGTCCGGGCAGGATAGTTCCGCCTGCGACCATCTTTGTGACACCCGAAACGGTGACTTCTGCTTCCGAGATACCTTCAATGTTGCCGTTAGCGTCGTACCAAACGTAAGGCTGGTTCTGCAAGATGCCGATTGGGCGTTGCGTAGAAGCCGTGACGCTGGCAGAGGTGCTGAGCGACTCGTTGGCGGCCGTCACGACACGAACGATAGCGTTCGTAGCGGTAGGCGTACCAGCGGCAGCGGTGGTGGCAAGGTTCGCAGTGAAAGTCCAAGCCGAAGCCGAACCACCAGTTGCGGTGACGTACAACTGACCGTTGTAGCCAGAAGGCAGCGCACCCTCAACGTTCACAACCTGACCAACCAAAATGGGGTTGGCGGTGGCGGTGACGGTCGTAGGCAGGGTGTAAGTACCCGTCGTAAGACCAGAGGCAGAGGCGATGGTGGCAGGGGTGAACACCAGAGGGTTCTGGGTGTTGCCCGTGGTCAAGACCTGTGCGGTAAATGGAATGCCCACTGCGACACGCTGACCGGCAACGGCGGAAACACCCGACACGTCTGGGACAAGCGAAATCTTGAGAGCGTATGGATTCTGTTCAAAAGCCATGATTAACGACCCTTCTCATTCAGGTAAGCGGTGTAGAGGTCAGGGTTTGACTGGGCGACCGACATCAGAGCCGACTCGAACGATGGGGCAGTGCCAGAGGCAACAGCGGCCTTAGCAAGCGATTCCATCTTTGAGAAAGCGTCGTCAGCGGGAACGTGTGCGTCAGTTCCGACTTCGGTAAAGACCACGTTGGCTTCCAACAGCGAGTTTGCGCTGTCAAGAGCCTTGACGATTTCACCAGCCAGCGTTCCATCCGTCTCTGAGAGACGACGAAGCGCAGGGCCAACAATCGTTGGGTCAATGGAAAGGTGCGACCACTCAGCAGCCTTCAGAACAGCGGCCTCGTCAGCACGAGCGTTGCGCTCGGACTCAAGGGCGGCCTCTGAAGCGGCAGCCTTACGAAGAGCCAACTCAGCGTTAGCCTTGCTGTCATCCAACATCTTGCGGATAGCAGCGGGCATAGCCTTGATGATTTCTTCGTCAGTAGCCTCACCGGGGATTACAACGACTTCAGTAGCGTCGCTCATAATTGTGTCCTCCTGTGGACTTTGGTATTTCACTACGTCGTTTGACGTAATGGTTGGTACAGCAGATTCGCCTTCAACGGGCGTTTCGTTGACGATTTCTGGTTCCACCTCAACGTCGATTTCGTCGCTCTTGGCAACAATGTCGGAGGCTGGGATTTCACCAGAGTTTCGCAGTTCGTCAAGAACGGCGGTCAGTTCAGAATCGTTGTCGGCAGACTTCATGATTACCCAGCCTTCAGTAAGGTGCGCAGGGTGGTCAACACCCGACGTTTCCTTAATGCTGAGTTTCACTAACTTGCGAGCCACGAAATTCCTAATCGACTTTGCCTACGCAAAATGCATAGGTCTTGACGGTTAGAAATCTAGAGGGTTATTTTTATTTGTCAATAGTTGAAACTATTGGGGGCTAAAACGGGTATTCGTCAGCCTTAGTGAACAGGGGGCAGATGCTCTTGAATGAACACCAGTTCTCGCACAGATTGTTCTTGATGGGTGGGAAATACCCAGCCTCAAACCAGTTCTCAATCTTGTTCCACGCCTCACGGACACGCTTTTCAGCGTAGATAACGTCGTCGTCTGTCACGTCTAAAGTGAGGGTCTTTCCAAACTGGACGTAGAGCAGGCGGATTTTGGTCGGGCGTTCACCTAAGTGCTTCTCGCACAGGTAGGCGTAAATCTTGGCTGGCAGGGTTGCCGAAGCCTTGTAGCGGTCTTGTGGCACTTTGCCGGTCTTGTAGTCCACGATAACCAACGAGCCGTCAGGGTCACGGTCTAGGCGGTCAAGGATGCCACGCAAGGTGAAACCGCCCATATCGGTATCCACTTGGATTTCGATTCCCTCTGTGGTGACCTCTGTGGGGTTTTCCATCGTGAAATAGGTGCGTATGTATTTGGCTAAATCAGCGACGAGCGAGGCACGACCAGCCGTGTCCAGTTCCATTTCGGCGCAGATTTCGTCGCTCAACAGGTCGGGCAACAACTCACGCATAATGTCCATAGTCAGTTCTATGGTGCGCTCTTGTGGTGATTCAACCGTGCGCAGAAACATCTCTTCCAAAATGGCGTGGAACACCGTTCCCCGATACGTCGCCATTTTCTTGCGTTCTGGTAGTCGCTCAATAGTCGTGTATTGGTATTGGCGAGGGCAAGTCTCAATCTGATTTACCCGACTAGGTGATACGCCATAGGGCTTTTCGCCTAGATACACAGGTTGAGAGGTCACCTACCTACCTTACTCGGTAGGTGTGACGTGTATCAAGCACCTACCGCCGTTTTGTCGGGCAAGGCGAGCAAGGTGCTGATGAACGCACTTGCCTTACGCTTGTCTGCGAGCGCACCCTCAACCTGTGCCTCAATGTCGGCGGTGATTTGCTTCTTGGCAACCAGCGACTTGATAAAGCCCTTCTGCTTGGCAGAGGCTTCCTCAACGCTTGACGTGGTGACGGCAACCGTAGGGGTAGCCGACTTCTTAGGGAAATTCTGGTGGGTCTTGATTTCCCAACTCACCTCGCTCATCAGCACACGCTCACCGTTGTTGATTCGGGTCATAAGTGCGTCACGACGCTCAATGAACTTAGCGAGGCTGTAGTAGCAAACGGTTGCGCCGAGCGATGCGAGGCGAACGTAAGGCTCGTTCTGGTCTACGTCCTGACGATTACGCAGGTAGCGAGCCAACGAGGTGTCGCCACTAGCGAGGGTCGTCGTCTTGATTTCGGTCTGCTTGATAAGGCTACGCAAGAAACCAATCTGCTTGTCGGTCGCATACTTGACTTCGTATGCCCTGTTCGCAAGGGCTTCAGCCTCACGCTTGTGTTCCCAGAACTCGTCGCAACCGCCACGGTCACAGAAACCATTGGCTTCCCCGTGCTGGCAGTAGCCGTAGCGTGGGTTGCCATACTCGTCAAAGACGCGGTCTGCACTCATAATCATTTACCTCTCTCTATCCGTTATTTCCTTACCTAACCACTATACAGTATGCCTGTGACAAATGCAAGTATTCCTCAATCACCTTGTATTTATTGGGGTTCCAAAGTTTCTCAAAAACTTTGTGGGATAACTTGACATTGTGACTAAACACCTGTATAGTTGTTTATGTAGTAACCGCAGTCGCCTGATGTAAAGACCCCACGAGGAAGTGGTCGTCGGGGGCTGGGGGTGTGGTAAGGCAGTATCCGATTACAAAACAGACTGAAAGTTGCACTGCGTAAGTGGTGTAGCAAGCCTTGACGGTGGCACTCGTAGGGGTGTCAAGCAAGTCGGGAAGTTGGAAGCGAAGCGGTTAGCCCTAAGAAACGGGAAGTCCGATAAGTAGTCCGGCGAGGTGAACGCCCCTGACTTCGGTTGGGGGCGTTTGTCTTTATGCCTTAGCAAACTGACGGTTCAGCAAGTTCGCAAGTCGCTTGGCACGACGCTCGCTACGAACCTGAACGCTGAAGTCGTAGAACGGAACGCCTATGCCAACACCAACGCTGTCGTAGCGATAGAAACGCAACTCGGTGTGGTCGGCATAGTTCCAAATGACAAACTTGTAGTTGCCACTGCGAGCCTCTAACTCGCCCATTGGCATCGTCTGCCACCTCAATCTACGCAACTGCTGATTCCTCTGCGTATTGAACAAGGTTCGTAAAGGGTTCCAGTTGGCTCACACGCTCTAGGTGCTGGATGTGCTTGCCTGCCGTTTCCAACGCATCGGTCAAACGCTCAATGTCTTGCTTCTGGCTCAGAACGAGGCTAATGAGGTGTCCGATATCGCCCGCCTCATAAACGTCCTCTGATGCTGAACGCCATACACGGTCAATGAACTGGTCTAATGTTTCTGCCACGTCACTCCTAACGGTGGTTTATTACCCATAGCATAGCATACCCCTGTGGATAACCTGTGCTATTGAACGAAGCGCAACCACGTTTTCGGGTTTTCGGGGTCGGGGTGAAACTCTTTGGCTGTCTCAAACTGGCAGAGAACGCACTTGACTTTCACCTCGCCGTTCTGTGGCACGGGGTCTTTCACACGCCAATCGTGTTCGCAAATGTCGGGTGAAAACCCCGCCTTGACCCGAATGGTACGAAATCCCGGCCCTCGCACAATCTTGCCCTGCTTTTCCAAATTGCGTATTACGTCTAGACACGTTGAGGTTGAGTTCATCCCGAATGCTGTTGCTATCGCTCGCAGGCTCGGCCCATAGCCCAACTCTCGCCAGTGCCATTGGATGTAGCGACAGATATCGTCGCCACTACGGTTAGTGAAATTGTCGCCCACGACAGACACGGCTATCGCTTGTATTCCTCTGGGATTTCACCTATCCACGCCGTTCCGTCATACTTAGCCGTAACGGGGAAACGAGAACCACAAGCAAAGCAAAGAACCCACGTCTTTGTGTTCGTAATGATTTGCCACTTATGCGAACAATCAGCCTTACTTACCATTTTTCCAAAACTTCCACGTCACCTTTTCAGGCTTCTGCCTAGTGAAATACAGTTCGTCACGCCAGTTAGCCCAACGGTTCTTGGCGTTGTCCCGTCGGATTTCCCGTCGGATTTGCTTTTTACTAGAAGAGTGTGGCACTTGCCCCTACCTTGTCCTTTGCCCATGTGACACGAGCGTCAATAATCGCCCAATAATCAGCGGTTAGTTCACAGCCCACCCAATCGCAACCTTCCAAAATGGCAGCGACAGCGGTTGTTCCTGAACCCAAGAAAGGGTCGAGGACTTTTCCACCAGAGGGTGTGACCAGTCTAATCAAGTATTGCATCAGGGCTACTGGCTTGACCGTTGGATGGAAGTTCTTTTCCACCGCAGGTGCGTCGGGGTCTTTACCCTCGCCAACGCCTGCGCCGTAGCGGTGAACAGCACGACCGTCTAACTTGCCCAGACCAGCGTTCTTGTCGCTCTTGCTGGCTTTCGCCATATAGACGAACGGTGGGAAATCAACCTCGTCGTCGTACTGCGTTTGGGTGAAATAACGGCTCGCACCGCCCTTTTCGCTCTTGCGCCCTACGCCCTCGTATGTGGATTTTCCACCACCGAACTCACCAAAACCAGCGGTCGTCGTCTTAGTCCAATGTCCAGCCGTGCGTAATCCGCTTTGCTCGTCAAGCAACTTGACGGGGCAACCGTCTACGCACTCCCAGACCTCTGTGGTGATGTTCTGTCCGACAAAACCGTCGCCCTCGTAGCCATTTACAAATCCCGAACTCGCCTTTGCGCCACCGCCTACGATTTCACTATCCTCACCGACCTTTTGGCACTCTGAGGCGTGAGTGAATAGAGTGTTGGCTGGGAAGCGACCAAGTTCTTTGAGTTTGGCTAAGGCCTCTTGCTGTTCGGGGCTTTCCAATACTCGTGCGTTGTATTCCTCGTCGGTTTCACCATCACGGCGAGTGGATAACTTTGCGATAGGGCGACCCTTTAGGTCGTCAAAGTTTTCGCCAGAGGTTCCCACTCGTGTTGCGTCAATGTTTATTCCACCAACTCCCCACGCCAGAACGTTCCGAGCGACCGTTCCCTCTAAAGGCTTACGGGCAACAATGATTGGTTCGTGTGAGGGTTTGAGTGCTGTTCCCCAGCCCATCCACTTCTTAGCCTCGTCGGTGGTCGGTTCCAAATCAAGCGAGCCGTGCGACTGATAATCGGTTGGGCGATTACCTTGTTCGGCGTTGGCGGTAATCATATTGTTTGTTCCGCCCTGCACCTCACGGATTTCACCATTGAGTTTGTGAAAGTCGTTCCACGACGCAGACCCGTTCAGCAGAGTTCCCTCAATGCCTTTGGCGACGTTATACGATTTCGGAAATCCTGAACCATAAGTCCAATGAATACTGTCTCGCACCTCAAATCCAGCATCCTCAATCGCTACCGCAATACGGTGGTATGTCCTAGTGCCACCAAAAGCGAGCAAATGCCCACCCGGTTTCAGCACACGCAGACACTCTTGCCAAACGGCGACGTTATAAGCGATACCAGAGGCATCCCAAGATTTCCCCATAAAGCCCAACTCATACGGGGGGTCTGTGACGACGCTATCGACACTGTTGTCGGGCAACGTCTTTAGGGTTTCAAGGCAATCACCTTGTAAAAGCATTAGAACAACCTATTCTGCGTGTTTTCGTCACGCTGTTTTTTAGCCCACTCAACTCGTGCTTCAATGATTTCCCAGTAGTCGGGAGTGATTTCACTACCCACCCATTCGCAATTTTCCAAAATGGCGGCTACAGCCGTTGTGCCAGAACCGAGAAACGGGTCTAGCACTACACCGTTTGGAGGCGTTACAAGGCGGATTAGGTGGCGCATAAGCGACGTGGGCTTGACGGTGGGATGGAAGTTGCTCTGCTTGGCAACACCCTTTTCAGCAAAGGTTCCCATACCCGTTTCTGTGCGTTCATC